TTCCAACTCCATCTGATATACAAAAGCAGATAAATGAATTAAGGGCAGACCCCCGATTCCTGAGTAAAGAAAAGTCGATACGTCAGCCTTTAATTGACCAGATAAACAGATTAACGGAGCAAATGCTTAAAGATAAAGCCGGTTAATACCGGATTACGGACAACCCCTTCGTGGCCCCGGAAGATGGCGGTAGCCCGCCCGCGACCAGCGCTATGTAGGAAAGCCCCGCAAGGATAACCTTTCCGCGAATGTAAATTATGTATTGGAAAGGTTATCCGATGAGTACACAGATACCAGTAGCCTTTGTTGACCAATTCAAAGCCAACATTCTCGTTTTATCGCAGCAGAAACCCGCGAAATTAAGAGGATGTTGCCGCATGGAAAGTGTCACAGGGGATACTTTGTTCGTCGAGAGGATCGGTCCGAAAGACGCCCAGCTCAGAGGAGCAAGGCACGGTGAAACGCCGATTTCGGACGCCGAGCACTCAAGACGAAAGCTATCAATGGCCGATTACATCGTCCCGGCCGATTTGATAGACAAACCCGATAAGCTAAAATTGCTTATCGACCCTCAGTCTGTTTATGTCCAGAACCAGACTGCTTCTCTTAACAGGGCCATTGACGATGTGATTATCACGGCCCTTTTTGGTTCAGCATGGTCGGGGCACACCGGTGCTACGGAAGTCACGTTCCATTCTGTCGGCGAAAGCCGATTGATAGAGTCCAGCGGAGTTATATGCGCCGCCGGAAGCGACTTCAGCAATACGGGCGAAACGGGCCTGACGATAGCAAAGCTCCTTACTTGCAAGGAACTTCTGGACAATGCGAATATTGATGAGGAACGTCAGAGATATTTCCTGACGAATCCGCACAACATCAATCAACTTCTAAACACTACGGAAGTCAAATCTTCGGACTACAACACCGTCAAAGCATTGGCCCAGGGCCAGATTAGCGACTACATGGGATTCAAGTTCATCAAGACAACGAGACTTCCCGCGGACGACCTCGATACCGGGGCGACCAAGTGCGCGGCTTTTGTTCAGGATGCTATCGTTCTGGCAGTCGCCGAGGAGCCGTCAGTTAGTGTCAGCGTGCGTAATGATTTATGCGATTCGATACAAGTATTTTCCACACTTAGTATCGGAGCTACGAGAGTGGAAGGGCCCGCAGTCGTCGGCATTACCTTAGACACTGCATAACAAAGAAAGGAGATTGAAATGAGTAAACATTTTACAAGACCATTTGCACCTATGAATTACCATGCGGATCCCATAGACTATACCATTGTTAGTGGAGAACACAATCTTAACTTGGGTATTTACGCTGTAGAGACTATACAGCGATATGTCTACGGTACGCGCCTTATAACATGGGATGGCAGAGTCTATAAATATGCCAATGCCGTGGCTCAGGTTTACAGTTACTGGGGCGCTCACGCATACGAGAACGCTGCCTTAGCATGGACAGCCGTTCCTGTTGCGACTCCACTTGGAGGCAGAACTTGTTCGGTAACTATAACACGCACCGCAGTAGATGACCTTGCCGGTGGATACCTGATGACGGAAGATAATAGTGCAACAACTACGACCTTCCTGCACGGTATAATCGGAAACGATGCTACGGTAGGTGGGGTTACGGCAATCCATATTGACTCGCCAATGCCGGTATTGACAACGACTAACGACCACAATGAAGTATTTGAGAATCCGTATCGTGAAACCAAGGCTCACGCTGCTGGTGTGTGTCCTGTTATATGTGTTCCGGCGAATTCAGCGGCTGCAACCTATAAGTATTGGGGCCAGACGTGGGGTCCGGCTTATATCAGTCCGACCAACACAACCATTGACGATCCTGCACTTGGAGAGATGATGACTTATTTCTCCTACGAGGGAACCACAGGTGGTTTGGTTGAATATGCAATTACTTCCAAAGTCGAAGCACAACAAGCAGGATTTATCCTGAACTGTGATATTGCTTCTGCTCATAACATTGCAGGCCCGTTTATTATGCTTCAAATCAGTATCTAATTTTAACGAAGGTAAGGGGCTTCGGCCCCCTACCTCTTTTTGAAAGGATGTATTTATGAAACGCGATCCAGTAACACTTGAAAGAGTTTCACCTGAAGAATACAAGAAACAACAAGAAAAAAATAAGAAAAAAGAAGAAAAGGAAAAGAAGAAATGAGCAATCAGGCTCAAATAGTTAGCGCATCGCCACCTTGTCCGAAGTGCAAGTCTTATATGTTTATGACTCGCTTAATTGATGGCGTTTATTATCTCAAATGTAGAGATTGCGGATACAAAAGACGCAAAGACAAGATTGATTGGTATAGGGTGGTGGTGTGTTATTTTGAAAGGTTCAAGTTTTGGAAATAATGAAACGTGCCAGAGGAGTTTCCGATGGCGAGGTAGTCCCCTGGAACGAGAACAGAAATTGTGTCCGTGAGGAAGTATTGCGTCGTAACGCTAAGGCTGGCTATTGCACAAAAAACGGCGAACCTTGCCATGCGACGAAGATTCAGACGACAATTCCTTTCGGCGAACAGAAACTTAACGTCTGGTCGAGGGACGAAAACGGAAACTTAATAGGAGAATAAATAATGGCAAGTGCGAATGTCACATTTTGGGCATACAACTGGTACATAATAAACAATCCTCACAAGGATACTTACACGAGGAAGGATATTGTCGATATGGCCCGGAAGTTTGCCGCAGCGAATTCAACGGAAATAACCGATGCTACCGACCCAGGCGGCACTTACACGGGCATTGAATGGCCCGACCAGGCGGGGGCGGGTACGGTGACGGCGGTTGGAAATTCAACTACGGACAGAACCGGTCTTGTCAGTTGGGATGTTGTGGATGCGGCCTCAAAAGTCACATTAGACCAGGCATGGTGGCCCGAAGACTATCCGGGAACTTAAGGAGATTAAATCATGTCGATAACGACACCAACATTAGTAGCGGAACTACCGATAGCGAGGTCCGGGCCGTGGGCGGTTAATAACGATGAGGACGATGCCTCGACTTCGGTACAGATGAAAGAATCTCCGGGTGCGGGAAAAGCCTTATATGTTACGAGTCTTACCCTTAGCGGTCAGCTTTTAGATGTGGCGGTAACACTCGTTGACGAGGATGATACGGTCCTTTTCGGGCCTATCTTCCTTCAGGCTGACGGTGGTGGGGTCTTTACGAAGGACTGGAAGTATCCGTTGAAACTTATCGACAATAAGGGTCTGCACGTATTAGGTGACGGTGCTACCGCTTTTACGGCTTACGTCGAGGGTTGGACAGGACAATCACCAATCTAAGGAGACATTATGGCTGGTTCGGAAGTTGATATACCCGTCATAGATGATGCGCTGAAACCCATAGAACGCATTGCGCCGTGGGCGGTAAACGATGTAATTGCCGATGCCTACACGGCGGCGGTCGAGCTTAAAGCGGCTTCAACAAGGGCCAATGCCGCCCATTATCTTACTCACCTGACCTTGAGTAACCGGGTGGCCCTCGCTGACCAGGCGATAACCATTCTTGACGATGATGACAATATTTACTTTGGCCCGATAGTCTTAATGGTTGTCGGAGATGGAGTCTTTTCAAAGGACTTCAAAGACCCGATAAAGTTCCCTGACAATAAGGGTATCTTCGTAAAAGAATCGGTGGGTGGCAAGGCGAGCGCTTTGACGGTTTACATAGAAGGATATACGGGAGATGTGCCTTTGGGATAGGAGAAATTATGGGGCCGACGGAAATATGCAATATGGCGCTCGGACGGTTAGGGGCCAAGAGGATAAATGACTATGATGATGCCTCCGATACCAAGCCAGAGGCTATCCAATGCAGACTTCACTACGAGCAGACGCGGGATGCTCTTATAAGGTCTCACTGGTGGCGATTCGCGCGGGCGAGAGCGACTTTGAGCGCGAACGCCACAGACCCTGACTTTGAATATGACTACGCCTACGACTTACCAGTTGACTTTCTGAGAATGAAAAAGCCTTACGAGGCCTATGGTGTGACCGAACTTTTATATACTTATTCCCTTGAAGGCAAACAGTTGCTCTCGAACGAAACTTCAATGGATATAGAGTATATCAAGAAAGTCACCGACCCTAACCAGTTTGACCCTCTCTTTATCGAGGTCTTAGTCCTCCAGTTGGCCTTAAAGATGGTAATGCCATTGACTCAGGACAAAGTCTTAAGACGGGAACTTCACGAGGAATTATATGGTACGCCCCAGCAGCGGGGCTTGATGGCGAGGGTCAGGGTAATAGATAAAGAGGAAACGAATACTACAAGCAGAAAGCCGACGTGGAACGATACCTTTGCAGGATAAAGGAGAAAAATGGCTGATGTAACTGATAGATTCAGTGTGAAGTTCTGGAATGGATTTTACTATTGTAATGTGGTTTTTCCCGATAGGACTAAGCAGGAACTAAAGTCGAAAGACGACCTTAAATACAGGCAGTGGCAGGAGAAGATTACCGCTGCTTGGGAAGCACACCAAAACCCCAAACCAGAACAGGATGAATGTCAATGCCCAAAGTGTAAAGCGAATTTTGTATGTGAGAATCATAGGTAATGGCTACTATCACTTCCAACGATACTGGTAATTGGTCTGCCGGTGCTACATGGGTAGGCGGAGTAGCTCCCGTCAATGGCGATGATTTCGTTATCGCTACGGGTCATACAGTGACTATGGATGTCGACCAGTCGGGAATGGCTGCGGGAATGGGTGCATCGACTATTCAGACGGGGGCGACGTTGACATTCAGTACGGCGGCGGCGACTCATTATCTGAAAATGTCGAATTATCTCGACTGCCGGGGTGTTATTCAAGGCGGAACGAGCGTGGCTGTACCAATGCCGTTCGCATCGAAGAACACCATAAACTTTACAAATTCAGGATGGGGAATTTATATAAACAATGCGACTGCAACATCTATTAAACTCTACTGCACTCAGCCTACTAATCAATACATAAAACTCACAGATACAGAGCCTATAGCCGAGACTGAATTGGCAGTCGATACAGATGTGACCGGAGATATATGGGCGGACGGAGACCAAATAGCTATCTGCAATATAGACGAGGGGAGTGATTGCGAGCTAAGGACAATAGACGCCGGCGGGATAGCAGCAGGAGCGATTACAGTTACCGCAGGACTGACCGCCGAGAAACTCGAAGGCTCTTACGTTGTTTTAATCACACGCAATATAAGGATTATCAACTCAAATCATGCTACTGACGGCGTGATTTACGGCGGGTCAACTACTACAAATAACCATATAGCTGCTGAGTTCAATACGTGCAAGACAGGATTATATGGAGTATATACCTCCGAATTTGCCGGGACGATGGCGGCGATAACTGGTAATGGTCTTTATGGTTGTTTTACATTGACTATGAGCGGGGCGATAACCAACGGAACGGGAAGTGGAATTTATAACTGTTACAAAGATACTGTAGTTTCGGGATTTATCGGTGGTTGCGCTAACGGGGCACTTGCTAATTTCGGAGTTCTTTATTCAGGTATAGTTGCCGGATGCAATTCTGGCATGTACACAGATAGACACCCTAAAATCACAGGCACAATAGACGGCTGCGGCTCTGCTATAAATCAATGCTATCGCGTTCAGATGTTGGGTACTATCCAGAACAATGCAAGTGGAATCTACAGAGAGGGCGGCCATGTAATTAAGGGAACTTTTTCTAATAATTCTACAGCAGACTTAAATACTGTATATTCAGCAAAATGCTCAGATACGACTTTCGGCAGTGCTACGGAATTTGCTAATTATGATTCACAGGAAAGAGCGGTCAATGATTACGTAGAATCCGACAACCATGATGGAGTTGAAAATGCTTTTAAGGCCTGGTGTAAAGGAGGCGTTATAACTTCACAGGCGGCATCCCCGCCAACTGGATATTCGATATGGTACAAATTAACGGCAGAGGACACT